TCTCCTGTTATCTTCACATGAAGCGTCTTAGAGATATTACCACTAATATAGCATGGCAGCACAATGTCACCTTGATACGCCTTCCACCAGTTGAACTCTGAGATAGAAAGGAAGAGGGCAGACAGCGTGATAGAGTAGACCAAGGCAGGGGAGGTTTGCCCTGTCACCTCACCAGTAATCTTCACCATGATGTTATTCTGTCCACTCTCGAGGAACTTGAAGACATCAACCGTGGTAATGGTATTCGACTGACAGCGACCACGAGCTTTAGAGACAAACGTTCCATCTCCAGCCTTAGCGAAGATCTCGTAAGTCCCCCATTCTCCTGTGTCGATGAAATCACTCTGTCCGACATCCTTAGTGCGAGACACAAACATAAACTTAATAGCACACTCACCTGCTGACTTAGATGCTGAGAGCGTAGTAGAAGGAGATTGATTGATTGCACGCAAGTAATAGAGAATGGTCTGTTGTTGCCCTCCGCCACCTTGCCCAATAGGGAGTTCAGATAACTTCATTGCCACCCACTGATCACCATTCCATACGAGTACACACGTATCAGAGGTGAGTTCGTCAACCTCAGTATTTACGTTGGAGAGCTGTCCGAGCGAGGGGCGGTTCTTTGACACGACCTTCTTTACACGTTCCTCCTCGGAGTTCTGTGCGTCGATTAACTCATTGACCTTCTCGGGTAACTTGTTAAACTCATCAGCGGTCAGTCGTCCGCCTGTCTGTTTATGTTCTAAGTAGAGTTTTTCTATTGACATATTATGATAGCTTGAATGGGAATGTATAAGTAAAACCGTTGTTGCCTTCTATATCAATTCCATGTGCAAGAGATAGAGCGTGACATATGATATCTTGAAGAAGTTTAGGGTGAGAGGAAGAATAACTCTCACCCGTATTGTCTTCGATGCCACGGATAGAAGCTTGTACGAAGCGGTTATCTTTCGTACGGCTTTCAGTGATATATACCTTGATGTGCTTCATCAAACACGTTTATTTTCTTCTATTGAAAATCTTGAGAAGGAAGCCTTTTATACTTGGCTTAAACTTTAGTCCAAAAACAACAATAGACAATACAAGCAAGCCCATTATAATTTGCCACCATCTGAATGGCTCAGCTATCTGTACCTGCTCAACGTGCTTATCTTTATGTTTTTTGTTTTCAGTGAAGTTAACCTTCGTGTTTGTCTGCTTGTTAACCGTGCTATCTTTTTTCTCTGACAACCCTCTTTTTTCGTTTCTTCGGCTTTCAATTCGCTCTTTAATCGATTTCAAACCACGATTAATTATGATGCTGCCGTCGGCTTTGTATACAGCCATTGGCACGTTGCTCCCGACATTTGTGTCGGTAGCAAAACTATCCACCAGACAAGGGACTTCAAAAACGAACTCACGTATGACACTTGTTAGTTCGTCGATGTTAGTTGTGTCGATGAGCGATATATGCTTTTCGTTTCGTTCCGTTGTCACCTGCTCACTATTATACGTTTGCTTGATGCTTTCAATTGCAATTGACTTCTTAGTCCGACAGCCAACGCACATCGTTACAAGGACGCAAATTAATAGTTTACACGATGTATTTATAAGTCTATTCATACCTCTTTAGATTTAGGTGAGGGAGGAAAACTCCCTCACTTTGTTACACTTTAAGTTTGAAACACTGTCTCCTTTGCTTGCCTTCGGAATTCTTGTAAGCGACATGTACCCATCGAGAAGTCTTACTTCTTTCTACGATAATTTGATCGTAGGAGTACCCCATTTTGGAGAACTCGTTAGCCATGAAGCGTTCAAACTCTGCCTGCTTACCATTGACAGGCTGCAAGTCTGCTGCATATCCCTCGACATGTGCGGAAGTCTTCACACCGCCTACAGCCTTATTAAGCTCTGGTGAGCGGTAGCCACTTGTCACACGGATAGCAGGGTTCTCGATTTTGTGACGCTCACAATATTTACCCCATTCAGAACGAATAGCCTCTAAAAGAGTTATCGTCTCGGTAAGGTGAACTCTCACAATAGTAGGAGGGTTATTGTTTATCTTTAATTGTTCAGCGGTACTGGATTGCACCAGCTCCGCAAGTGTAAAGTTTGCCATACTATTCTTCTATTTTTTGATTTACATTTTTCTCTTCACCAATGTAGTCAGCGACATACTGAATGACTTTCTTAGCATCTCTATCTGAAGCTGCACTAACTACTGACTGAATGATGCGCTGCATATCAGCAGCAGTACTCTTTCTCTCTCTTGCATGTTCAATGAGACTCTTTGTTTCAATTATGAGCAAGGCAGCAGAGAAAAGTAATGTACAGATAGGAAATGTCTTAACACCTATCAGAGAACAAGAGGTGAAAATCACTACGTCGATGATCAATGCGATAAGGAGAAATCGCCAGTACTCACCAATCTTACCAAGTGTCTTACGCATAAGGTGCGAAGTCAAAGGCTTCTTCAATTTGTTTTGCGTGTAAACCCTGTCCCACAAGTCGATGAAGGCTGCACTGACTACCAATGCCCACATCACGACACATGTTATAAGATGTGTCGCTACAGAGTGAATAAACTCTGGTGTAAACTGTAATTCAACTATATCCATACGAACACCTCCTTTACAATAGGAAAAGAAAAACACCCACAACAGCACCAAGCATACCTGCACATACATCGAGCCAATCGAACTGCTCCTTCCTGTAGTAGTAATCGACACTCTCTTTTCCTGTCATAACGAAGAATGCTGGTACCAATGCGAAGATTAAGTACGCATCAATAGCATGTAAGGCTTTGCAAGCAATCATCGAAACAACAAGACCAGCAAACATGTGCAGATACTTATCGCTACCGATGGCAGCAAGCCTTCCAAAAATCCTGTAAAAACAATCTAAACTTTTCATATTCAATTATATATTAGTTAATTACCAATCAAAATCAACAGTTCCAGTATAAAGAACACCTGCTCCAGGTGTTTCCTTAGTCTTAGTCGGGGTAAGCCATAACGGATTAACATATAAATAGCGACTTACCCAACCACCATCAAGTTTTCTAATCTCTCGATGATCACAGATATAAACTCCAACCTTGTCATTACCATTAAACACTACCCATTCTTTACCATATCCCATTTCAAAGAAAACATAACTGCGAGGTTGTTCGCAGTTAAAGATTACCATATCAATAGGAGCACCATAGGGAATCTCTCTATAAAAATCAGTAAGACCTGGCTGCAAAGCAGGATTGTCAACGTCCAATACGACTCCGTTATCTCCATCTTCTCCATGATAGCCTGGTGCATATAATGGAATTTTATAGCAAACAATATCACGTCCGCCACTTTTTACAGTTAGAGTAGGCAACTGTACTTTTACACCATTTGTTTCGATGTGACCGCCATGATGTACGTACATCATATCGTCTTTGATAACTGCGCAAATCTTCGCATAATGTCCAAATTGTCCTTGACACCATACATCCTTAGCATAGAAGCGTGGCAGACGTTTACGAAATTTGCCTTCGATATACTTACGCATACCCAAATCACCCTCCATAGCCATAATAGCTTGGCTACCCCTGTCTTCAAAGTAGATACCACCTACTGCTTCATTATCCGAATTAAGACACTTGAGCACCTTAAATGAACCACTTACACCATCGAGATTACCTTTAAACCAGCTATTTCCACTGACAACAATGTTTTTTATAGTAGCATTTTGAGCATCAATGTCACCAGTTCGCAAGCCTTCTGTGACTATCTGTTTTGCATCTATCAAGTCTGTACTTAGCTTGCCTGCTTCGGTAATGAACGAAACCTTACCAGTAGTCGTAACGACCTTAAACCTATTAGCAACAATATCAAAGGTACTATTCTCACCATCCATGTGCATACCTACAGCTTCAAGACCAGTACGCAAGTCTTTCACAAAGGCGGAGATTGATTTACCACCAACATTAAACTCAGCCTCGAACTGTTTAGTAGTATAATGTTGTGCAGACTGCCAATCTTCGATGCTAAACTCTTCACCCTTTTTCTTTGGCTGAATGCAAACAAGCAAGTCGTTACGATACTTATCACCGAACGTAGCATTGGTCCACTGATCGCCTGCATCGTATGGAGGAACTGGTATAGCTTGCACGAACACTCGTCGCTTACCATCTGCTGTGTCCTGCGCACGCTGTGCTGCTTCAAGAGACTTCAATACGTCTGCGTCGGTTATTTCTTTCCAGGCAAAAGACCCATCTTGGTTTTTCTCGAATGAGTATGAGCGACCGCCACCTGTCTCGACATAAGAGCGATTATAGTAGACATCATGCTCGTGCATTTCTTTCGTTTCGTCGTCTGTCCACTCATTAGCCGGCTCATTCGTCAATGAAGGAACAGCATCACCGAAGTAGAAGGTGATATTCCTATCTGACTGCTGCATAACCGAGCTAATACGTCCCTGCATAGACTCTAAGAAGTCTTGCAGGCGGATATACTCACTACGATTAGCAGGGTTTTCAACACGTATTTCGAAGTTCTGTTTGTCGAATAAGAATATAGGACGAGGAAGGGTAAAGCTATTGATACCCTTTATGATTTTAAAGAAAGGCGCACCCTCACCTGCTGCTGATTGTATGATAGCACTCTGTCTATCTTTATCAGTGAGGTTACCCAACTGCACAACCTCGTCACCCACCTGTGGAACATCGCTACCGCTTGCGTAGTCATCTACATTCGTATTATCTGCAATGTCTACGTAATCAGTACCGACAGCGATAACACGCCTATGCCAGTAGTGGTTAGACAACTGACCGCCTGCATCTATCAAGTTGAAAGTCTCGCACAGTGCAAGGTCATTCACTTGCATAGAATTATAGATTCTGCGTCCGTCAGCATCTTCCTGACGGAAGTAACATCTCCAGGCACCAACAGTCCTCTCAATCTTAGATACCACGAAACTACCAGCAGAGTTCACAATCTTACCCTTGATGTGTGAGGTCTTCATTATCTCAACCTCTTCTGCGGTGAGCTTACGATGCACGTGCAGATACTCTGCATCAAGATGCCAGTTACCTTCTTCATCTTGATAAATGGATATACCAGACTCGCCACGGACAGACTTGCCAAACACGATACCCTTCATGAATGTAGTCAGTGAGTTAACGATGGTATCTTGATCGGTGCGAACGATTTTCTCCCAGTCGACACTCTTAGGGTCAAGCGAGCGAGCAGACTTTGCTTCGTCAGCTAAGCCAGCGAGTATCTTCTGCGCATCCAAGGTGAGGTAACCTCCAATACGATCGAGCGCATTCAGTACCGACATATTGTCGTGGCGGTGTCCAAACGCACCATCACCCTTGTAAGCAGCGGTGACTTCACGAGAGAACCACTCAAGGATAGCTTCAGCTGTGGTAATATTCCACTTATCAGAGTAAGGACTCTGAACTGGAAACAAAGCCCCACTGCTCAGCGGTAGTCGCTCAAGCTCAACTAAGCGTGGGGCGATGGTAAAAGACCCAACATCTGGTATCTTGATATCCAACATTGCAGGTGCAGCGTCCTCTGACCTGGTAATATTCAGGTAAGGACGTGCATCTGCGTACTTATAGGTAAATGTATAAGATGAAGGGAGGTCTTTTGTCTGCCAACTGACGTCGCTCTCTGTTACGACAATGCGACGTACATAGTTGCCTGTGTAGAGGAACTTACCCAAGGAAGGGAAGAAGTCGAGCAACCACTTACGCTCTTCCTTAGAGAGGAAGCCTGTGTTCTTCTTGTATTCTCTGATCGTGTCAACACGATACTCTTCTGAGTCGTTCTCAATCTCTGCTACGTTGTGCGTATGTTTCGCTGTATTCTCTGTATCACCATACGCACGGAAGGTGTCGATACCACCGAGTGAGTTTTCAAAGAGTACCCACTGTTCTTCTTCGCTACGAATATCTGAAGCATAGTATCTCTGAATGTAGGTGAGTCGAGTTCCAGCAGCATCTTCTATCCATACGTCATAGTAGCTTGGCATCTTGCCTAACTTACCAGCGATGACTCCATATTGCATCGGCATCGTCCACACCTTACCGTGAGAGAGGTTGCCGAGTTTGATGTCTGTCTGAATATAGCTACCGTTCTCTTCTATATACGCACGACACTTCGCAACACAGTCCTCGACAGCGTAGTAACTAAGAAACTCTGGCGTGTAATAGGTAACAGGCTTGACGGTAGGCTGCCACGTCAAGAAGTTACGCTTCAACCAATCTGAAGCGGTGTCAGCGAAGTTGTCAATACCAGCACGGAGTACCGTGAATTGCCAAGACTCTTTAGCAGCTGTCTTATCTTCAATGAGATTAACAAGGAACTCACGAGCAATGTTCGGTTGACGATAAATTGTAGTCGACTCCTGGAGCTGAAAAGATAGCAGCGGAGTGATGATATTCTCTAAGTCTATCTCTATGCGCTTAGTCTTGTTAGGAGTATAAGTGTGCTGCACAATGATTTCATTCGAGTCTGCATACTTCAGAATGAATGTAACCTCTTGCGTGCTTGATATGATAAAGTGATTCATCGAGCCCGTCAGGCTGAGAGAATCAGGTTTAAGAATAATATCCATGTGCGAATTGTTTAACACAAAATTACCATATATATTGGAGATGATAAAGGACAGGTTTTAACCGACATAATTAAAGAGGTACGCACTCTAACCACACCTCCGTCCGAGTGTATTCGTACTCTCCGTGTCTGAACCAGCCACCTTTTCGTGTTATTCGCTCAGTGTATGAACGCTGCTTACCATATTGCACACCAACATACTCAGCGGAAGGTAGAGGAGGGTAGACCGTTACGAAGGTCTTGTTTCGCTCTCGATCAGCTGCCTTGTATTCTTCCCAGGTGACTGATGTTTGTTTTTCTTTGCCCACCCACTTATACTTCACATCCATAGCTTTGAGTTGCTCATTGATAGTAGGAGCAGTAATGGTAGGCTGCATAAGCGACACCGTGTAGAGTTCTGATTCTACTGGCTCATTTTTTCCACCAAGCGTGAACTTGAGTTTGTTGAAAAAGAAAGGCACACCACGAATAACGACCTTAGCATAAGAAGATAGGTTCTGTTTCTGCGACTGAGAGAGCAGTAGCTTCACCTTCATGTCGTGAAGTGAATTGCGCAGCAGTAGGTCGTATTCACGGTAGAATTTTTCAAAGATACCTTGTGGACCATTGTAATGTAAGGCATAATCGAAGATGCGAGGATGTGAAGGCGCATTCACATCGTAAGCAGATACTGTTCCTGCTGGACGACCGTCTGAAAGATAACTGAAGGCGAGTATCGTCTTTTGTTTATTGGCAGACTCCGAAGTGTTCTCCTTCGGTTCTGTTGCAACGACCATCTTCGAGTTGAGCGACATGTATGAACCTACGTAGAGGAACTTACCCATATCATAGGTGAAGTCTTCCTCCTTGATTGTAGCCTTATAACTAAGCATTCGTAACTCTGGTATGAGTTCTGGAACCTTTATCTCTTTTGCTTCAAGTGTTTCGCCTGTGTTGTAGTCTTGTGAAGCTTCGCCTATCTTCACCGTCACTTGGAAGTCACCAGACCATCCAGTCTTATAGATAGCTCCGTCGATAGGGTCGAAGTAAGCGTTCGGGTTCGCCTTGACTAAGCTGTCTATATCGTCGTAGGAGTCTGAAATTTCTGAATCGACTTTCTCCTCCGCTGAGAGTGTAATACGCTTATAGTCGTTCTCTGACTTATAAGAGAGCGTAGGTTCTTGGGTTACGCAATGCGTAAGGTCGGTGTTCGGAGTTTCGTTCAGTGCATCACGCAAGAAGATGATATCTGCAATGCGCTTACCTTCATCAGAGGTGAACTCACAGCAGAACTTCTTACGAAAAACAGAGATAAAATCTGCACAAGTAACATCAGGCACAAGGTCGGCTACCTTTATCTTTCCATTCACCAACACGTCCATCACATTGTTTACGACGACCATCTTATTGAAAGGCTCTGTGCGAGTAAAGAAGTTCTCTTGCAGATCATACCCAAAGTAAGCAAAGACACGCTTCAGAAGGTAGTTCGCACGGATGAATGGTGACATATAATAACCAGGTGCGAGCGTGATAGGTATGTCATTAACATACTCTGTTCGCTGTACTGCATTATAGAAGTCACAATCATCACCGCTCATATCAGGGTGAAAGGAAGTAGCAGAAGGCACTTCGGGAAGGAAGTCATAGATTTTGTCGTATCTCAACACCTTTTCCTTACCAAACCCATTTAATACCTTATAATTAAGACCTGCCTTTTGTCCAGAATCATCCGTGAAAAGCACTGGAAAGATACCGTAATGCTCATTAGAGTTATTGCGAAGATTACGACAAAAATTAATCCCTTCTTCTACAGTGTTCACTCCTGGTATGAATTCGCCTTTGAAAATATCCTTCAGCTTTACCTTCTGAATCCTTGAATAGAAGGAGCCATCGTTAATGTAGAAGGAGGTTGATATTCCACCCTTGTATTGAGCAGACAGCACCACCTGCCTACATTGAGCGAAGTACTCACCATCTTGTATCGCGACATCTGTAGCGGTCATCTTCACTCGTCTACCGAACGAGTCAGGGAAACCGAGTATCCTGCGATTACGTTCTGACGAAGGCAGTTCGAGCGGTGTCGTCTGTTCTCCGTAATCATTGAAGAATGGATTGGTTCGTTCAACTTGTATCTGTGTGTCGGGCTTGAGGTTGTAGTCTTCGCCCTTCTCTATGTTAGTTATCTTCATTACTATGTAAGGTGTTAAGTCTATTTACTTCCGAATCTTCGTGCCTTGTCTTGTAGCTGCTGCTTCTGTTCTATCTCATTAAGAGAGACTGATGCAGGGATGCCGTCAACAGACAATCGGTCAAGAACATCAGTTAATCGTTCAATGAGTGTATCCTTATAAGAATCCTTAACCACGCCACGCACGTCATTAACTGTTGGCGTGACATATCCACCAGAGGCACGACCTTGTGCCTGCTGAATGAGAAACTTATTCATGTCGAGTGTGCGAATCGTTCCTGCACGCTGCGCACGGTCGATGATATCAATGAATGGTGCTATCGTAGGGTTCTCAACAGCAGCGTTAGAAGCCACCCACTCCTTGCTGTGACCATACCCACCTTCTCCGACGATGACGGTTGGTTTGTCGATAAATCCACGTCTGTCAGGGTCATAGTCAGCACGGAACATCTTGCCATCCTGTTTACGTTCGACATCGATACTACCTCCCGACTCAAGTCCAGTGGCAACACGTGCGCCTGAAGCAGAGGCAGAACCACCTGCTCCGCTTAGCGTCATTCGCTTCACCTTATTGCGCTCTGCAAGAGCAGCTGCAAGCTGTGCTGCACCCGTGATACCCATCAAGGCAGCAGCAGGAATACCAGCAGGGAAACCCAATTCAGAGAATGTCTTAGCGATTGCAGAAGCTGTTGAAGCGATGATTTGCGCTGCCTGAATAGCGAAGTTTACGTCCGCATATTTCTTCTGTATCTTCAGCTTTTCGTTAGCCTTCTTCTTTTCAAGTTCCGTAGTGTCTTTACCAGCGTTCTTTGCAGCTTCAATCTCTGCGTCATACTTGGCATCGACGTTCGCAATCTCTGCTTGCTGCAAGGCCTGCGCTGCTCCACTGGTAAGATTAGAATAGTAGTCGAACGCCTCCTTCATCTTGGCGATCTTCATATTCTTCACCGCCTCTTCATACTCTTCTTCAGATATCTCTTTATTTTGAAGGTGCATCTTCAACTGTTCCATTTCAGCGTTGTATAACTCCTGCTGGGTAACGAGTCCATACTGCTGACGTATCTGAAGGCGGTGCTCTTCTGCCTGCTGGTCAAGAAGCGTAAGAGCCTGTTGACGCTCCTGTTCATTAAGCAGAGTGTCATTCTCTATCTTCTTGCGACGTGCGGCATACTGGTCTTCGAAAGTGTCAAGTCCGTATTCCTGTCGTGCCTGTGCCTTCTGCTCTTCAGCTTTCTTTGCATAATCAACGATGATTGCAGCTTTAGCAGCTTCATACGCATCAGTGACTTCTTTCTCACGTTCGCCATTATCCTTAGCTCGCTGTAAGGCTGCCTTGTAATATCCATCCAAGAGGAGCAGCTTCGCATCACATTCTTGCTGAAATGTCTGCGGTTTAGCTGGTGCTGACTGTTGTATCTGATCCAAGGACTCATAGAACTCTTTCTCTGCCTCGATATAAGCAGTGTTCGCTGCCTGCTGCTGGTCAGCGACAGCCTTAGCTTGACCTTCCTGCAATGCTTTCTTTTTCGCAGCATCCTTGAAGACTAAGTTCTCTGAGCGTTGCAAATATGCCTTCTCAATGTCGAGAAGTTTGTTCTGATGCTGAATATTGAGAGCAGCTACGTATGCGCTGTATTGCTCTTGCGTAAGACTCTTTTTCGCAAGAGCTTCTTTCAGAGCATTCAGACTCTTATCATAACTTCGCTTTTCAACATCGAGGTCTTGAGCACGATCATGAGAAAAAAGTTTAGCTGCTACTTCATCAGGGTCTGGACCCTTCTTGGTTTTATCTTTTTTTGTTTTAGTTTTCTTTTTAGAGTCTTTGATTCCATTTTCAATGGTACTCTTTCCGCCTCCGCCAGAACCACTTTTGTTTGCAGCATGATTTTTCACCTCGGGTGTTACATCGACAGAAAGATGAGCTACCTTCTTATTGCTACCTGTGTTTTTTATCGCTTCAATAAAATTGTCACGAACATTCGCAGCCATCTTCTTAGCATCATTACCAATTTCTACCCACGTGTCTTTGTAGGCGTCCCAAAGTCCCTTGATACCAGTTGTAATCTTATCGACGTCAAACGAAAAAGCACCTTCAATAACCTTTGCCCAAGCCTTTGCCATTCGACCCATACCTTTGAAGCCATCAATTACGAGGTAAACGCCAAACTTGAAGACCTCCCATGTACTCTTGAAGTTGTTTTTAATGTGTTCGATGCCTGCACGAAACACCTTAGATTCATTATATAAATCAATGAAGTAGTTAATGATTTTAACTGTGTAGTCGATAATCTTAGACAAGGCTTTAACTCCGAATATCTTAGCTTTCATCGTAAGTTCATCAAAGCCATGTTCGCCAAGACCGAAGAACTTAGACATCTTCTCGTTAAGTTCTGCTTGTGCATCGACCTCTTCACGCTGGAGTTCTCCGTATTCGCCTGTTACGCCCTTCAGCTCCTCCATATTAGTAGACATATCTGCTAAGGTCTTCACGAGTTTCATACCCTCGTTGCTCGCTGTCTTGCCAAAGACAGCCTTCATGACTTGACCCACCTGCATAGAGTTTTCAGGAAGCTCCTTGATCTTACCTGAAATCATCTTAATAGCCTCTAAGATACTGGTCTTTCCTGATATAAGGTCAGCTTCGAGTTGCTTGCTTGAGATACCGATTGAGTTCAGTGCGCTCTGTGTAGCTGAAGACATAGTACGAATACGGTTTGTTGCGGTCTGTATCAACCCCATACCTGCCTCATTGAAGATACCTGAGCGTGTCTGTGTGATACTGGCAACAAGGTCATTAACAGCACCTCCTGCATCACTAAAGGCTGGTCCATATTGTTGAATCTGACTGAGGAATGTTCCGTTAAGATCAGCACCAGCCTGCAATCCGTCCTTAATAGCATTAATAGCCTCAGTCGTAGATATACCGTATTGATTGGTGAGAGATTCAACTGTACCGAGGACCTCCTTGTAGTCTTTTCCCATCTGTGAAGCGAGTGCTGATATCTGACTCTGTGTGTGGACGAGTTCGTCACCTTGTATGTTAAAGAACTCACGTGTCAGACGCTGCGCCTCTTCAATCTCTACATTGTAATTATACCACCACTTTGCTCCTTCTATCACGGCAGAGATAGAAGCAACAGCAGCGGTAGCTACACCAACGAGTTTCGTCCATCCACCAGAGATAGAGGAGAACATTCCTTCAAATTTACCCATGATTCCAGACGACTGTTTCCCCATAGAATCTGTCAGTCCAGAAGCATCACGACGCAATTCAGACATACGTCCATTCACGCTACGAAGCTGTGATGCTAAATGCTCATACTCTTTCGGATTCGCTGCCTTCGAAGTATTACTCAGTGCTGTCTGAAGTTCCTTGGCATGTTTCTTGAGCTGTGACATCGTCATAGCATTGACATCCATTGCAGAGCGAAGTTCACGCAGTTTCTTATTATTATCAGCAATCTGATTACTATAATTCTTCACCTCTGCTTGTAAGCGTTTGTACTCAGCGGTCTCTTTCTTACCTGCTGCCTCGAGGTCGAGC